GGCATGCTGAATGGGCTGAATCAAATAATTTTACATGGTATAGTGAAGACACGTTACCTGATGAGTGGAGAAGCAATGAACTATAAATTTAATGAAGACAAAAGCTTACAAGAACTTCAAGCATATATTGACGGTACGTATAGCGAACATTATGCATCCGATAAATATCAGGCTACCGATGTTATTATTGATTCCGGACACGGTGAAGGATTCGCTATGGGCAATATTATGAAGTATGCTAAACGTTACGGGAACAAAGAAGGAAAGAATAAAAAAGACCTTCTTAAAATTTTACACTATGGTATAATGATGCTTGATATACACAACAAGGAGAACCAGTGATGGTCGAAGATAAAGTTGGTATTAAAGAATACCTCGGTATTAAAATTAATTACAGCAATGAAAATAATTTAGATAAGTTTAGTCTTGATACGCTCAAGGATAGATACTTATGGGAGAAAGAAACACATGCACAAGAAGCCTTCGCAAGAGCCTCCGTCTTTGCCGCCACCTACAAAGGCGTTACAGATTTTGAATTGGCTCAAAGACTTTACCACTACAGTTCCTCTTGTTGGTTCATGTTTAGCACTCCTATACTTAGTAACGGGGGAACAAGTCGTGGGCTTCCTATTAGCTGTTTCCTCAATTACGTACCTGATAGCCGTGGCGGGTTATCAACTCACTATGATGAGAACATATGGCTCGCTAGTTCAGGTGGAGGCATCGGTGGATATTGGGGCGACATTAGGAGTAACGGTGTTTCTACTGCTCACGGTAGTAAGTCTACTGGTTCAATCCCCTTTATGCATGTAGTTGATTCTCAGATGTTAGCCTTTAATCAGGGCGTAACAAGACGAGGTTCTTATGCAGCTTACATGGATATTAGTCATCCGGAAATTGAAGAGTTTATTAACATAAGAAAAGAATCAGGTGGAGATATTAATCGTAAGTGTTTAAACTTACACAACGGTATTAACTTAACTAACGAATTCTTACAGGCTGTTGAATCTAATTCAGAGTGGAGACTTATTGACCCTAAGAGCCATGAAGCTATTAAGGTTGTAAATGCTAGAGACTTATGGTGGCAGATTATTAATGCTCGAGCAGAGACTGGCGAGCCTTACATGATTAATATAGATACATGTAATGAAGCTTTACCTAAAGAACAAAAGGCTTTAGGTTTAGAAATTAAACAGAGCAACCTGTGTTCTGAAATAACGTTAGCTACTAACGAAGAACGAACAGCAGTATGTTGTTTGTCCAGTGTAAACTTAGAATACTTTGATGAGTGGTCAGAGAATCCTATGTTCATTGATGATTTAATAACTATGCTAGACAACGTAATTCAACATTACATTGATAACGCTGTTGATACAGATAACTTAGGAGAATACAATGCAAACTTTAAAAGGTTTCAGAAACATATTAAGTCCGGTAAAGAAGGCTTTGTTAAGTCTGCGTATTCGGCTTACAGAGAAAGGTCACTGGGTCTGGGTGCAATGGGATTCCATGCGTATCTCCAATCACGCGGGCTTCCTTTTGAGGGCATATACGCTACGGGATTTAATCACAAAGCGTTCAAACATATTAAACGAAACGCTACCAAAGCATCTGAACGACTTGCAGACGAACGTGGAGAAGCTCCTGATATCAGTGGTAGTGGGCGTAGGAATGCTCATCTCCTCGCTGTTGCTCCTAACGCCTCTTCTAGTATTATTTGTGGTGGGACATCTCCTTCGATTGAGCCATATCGTGCTAATGTTTATACACACAAAACTTTATCAGGCTCGTATCAAGTTAAGAATAGATACTTAGAAAACTTATTAAATGATAAGAAACTAACCAAGGATGAACTTAAAGAAGTTTGGAAAGATATAGCAGGACATGAAGGTTCAGTACAACATTTAGATATTTTAACAGACGAAGAAAAAGAAATATTTAAAACAGCAAATGAGCTTGACCAAATATGGATTATAGAACACGCATATAAACGTCAAGAATTTATATGCCAAGCTCAATCAGTTAATTTATTCTTTACTATACCTACAGCGACAGAGCCTCAAGATATTCACGATGAGTACATGCAGTATGTTAATGATGTACACTGGTATGGAATGAAGAAACTCAAGTCTTTGTATTACTTCCGGACTAATGCCGCACGTAACGCAGAGAATGTTAATAACAAAGTTCAACGCATCAAGTTAGATGAAGTTGAATGCATAGCGTGTGAAGGATAGATGAACTGCTGGCATTGTAAAACAGAATTAATATGGGGAGCAGACCATGACATTGACCATGAAGATGATGAATACATAATGGAAACTAATTTAAGTTGTCCTAATTGTCGGTCAGTAGTTGTAGTTTACTTACCAAAACTGGATATACTATGAGACAAGAAGAATTTACAGGGGCTTTTAGTCAAGAGTTTGCTGGATTTACCAGTAGAATGTATGTAGATTATTTAGATGAACATAAAAATCCGTTTGCAACAACAGAAGATTACGCTGGATACGTACTAAATAATTTTAAATATTTAGTTAAGAAATTTAATAGCGATAAAATTAAATAATATGTTTAATGTTTTAGATTTATGTTCAGGCATTGGAGGTTTTACACTCGGACTCGAACAAACTGGCTTATTTAAAACAGTAGCGTTTTGCGAGAACGATAATTTTTGTAAAAAAGTTTTAAACAAACACTGGAAAGATGTTAAAATATATAATGATTTATTGGAGATAGGAAATGACCCTTCCAAAATTAAAGAACCGTTTGATGTTGTTGTATCAGGACTACCTTGCCAACCCTACAGTTTGGCAGGTAAGCAAAAAGGAAAGAAAGACGACAGACACCTCTGGGATTATATGTTTAAAATTATTAAATACAAAAAACCATCTTGGGTTGTTCTCGAAAATATTCCTAACTTCGTCTCTATGGCACTCGATGACGTGTGTCTTGACTTGGAAAACGAAAACTACGCCACGCAATCGTTTATTATACCAGCTTGCAGCGTTGGAGCACCCCACAAAAGAGACAGACTTTGGGTCATTGCAAAAATTATGGGCGACTCCTCAAGCTATGGACGGGATGAGGTTGACGCAGATAAGAAAAAAAACAGAATTGTCAGCAAAGGCAAAACAAGGGGGATGTTCCAATCTCCGAGAACAGGTACACTTAAAAGAGATTTCAAACTCGATAGCTGGATTTCTGAATCCTCAGTTTGTAGAATTTCTAATGGGGTTCCCTCACAATTGGACAAAGATAGATTAAAGGCTTTAGGGAATGCTATAGTTCCTCAAATAGCTTTTAATATTGGATTAACAATAAATACATTATATAGGAAAAACTTATGAGCTTACTAGATACACGAGACCATTATAAACCTTTCGATAATCCTTGGATGTTCGATTACTACGTACTACAGAATCAAATGCATTGGATGCCCGAGTCTGTACCACTTCACACCGATGTTAAAGATTGGCAGGAGATGAAACCTAACGAGAAGAACTTACTCACACAAATCTTCCGGCTGTTTACACAGTCTGATGTAGATGTTGGGGCTGGGTATGTTGATAGATACATGCGTATCTTTAGAAAACCTGAAGCTAGAATGATGATGGGGTCATTTGCAAACATGGAATCAATTCATCAACATGCTTATAGTCTACTATTAGATACAGTAGGTATGCCGGAAATAGAATACAAAGCCTTTGCAGAGTATGAAGAGATGTCTAACAAGCATGAGTATGTACATAACATCAAGACAACTAAGTCTGATAGACAGAGCATTGCAAAAACTTTAGCAGTCTACTCAGCTTTTACAGAAGGACTGCAACTCTTCAGCAGCTTTGCAATCTTGTTAAACTTTCCACGTTTCGGACGTATGAAAGGTATGGGTCAGATTGTTACTTACTCTATCCGTGATGAGTCAATGCACGTTGAAGCTATGACTAAATTGTTTAGAGAGTTTATCCAAGAGAACCTAGATATATGGACAGACGATTTTAAAGCGGAACTATATGAAATATGTCGACAAATGGTAGACCTTGAAGATAAGTTTTTAGACTTAGTGTTTGGCATGGGAGACCTTGAAGGACTTACCAAGAAAGATATGTATGCTTACAACAGATACATTGCTGATAGAAGATTGCTACAGCTTGGATTAAAAACTAACTACGACCAGCGAGAGAATCCTCTAGGGTGGTTAGATGAAGTCATGGGTGTTGAACATCAGAACTTCTTTGAAGGTCGTGCAACTTCTTATATGAAAGCAGGACTACGTGGTAGACAAGATAAGATTACATTTGCAAAGGTTGATAATGCCTAAGAAACGTACAGAAGCCCGATTACTTAGTTATACTTTAATTTATGATACGGCTGGAAAGTTAATAACAGAGCGTACAGTTACAGATATAAGTTCTTTAAAAACATTTTTAAGTTCAGAAGAATTTACAACATTACAAACTGCTTTAAAAGAAGCCACAGTTAAACTAGATACAATACACAATCAAATAGAATCACATCTTAATGCTAGGTTAATGAATAGTTAACCGGCTAGTGGGTTTCCAGTTTCTAGTTTTTTAATATCTCTATCTAGATTCTGGAGGTCTGCTTTAATTGTAGCTATGTCAGTTTTAATTTCAGTTACATCAGGAATAGAAATATTATCTATTTCTTTCTCTAAGAACTTAACTGATGTTTCAATAGCTGCAAACCTTTCTTCAATAATTTTTTGTGCTGATTCAGTATCCCCGATACCACCTATCTGTGCTTCTAGATTGTCTATTCTATTAACGTAGGTAGCTCCAGTGTATCCAAAACCTGCTAGGGTAGTTACTATTCCGGCTAGTGCTATAAGTTGTGTTGTTTTATTTTCAAACCAATTCATTGTATTCTCCTTTTTGTTTTTGTT